TGAAAAATACGGTAAACCCGTATATTTGCCAAACAAAAGTCTGGCTATGAATATAAAAATCAAAAAGGGGGTTGACCCAATCGGAACCTATTTCAAAATCTCAAACGATTTGTTTGGGCAAAGTCCGGCATCCAGTACCACGTACGAAGTTTACGCCGTATCAGGAAACCAATCTCACGTCCCACAAGACGGTATTGTAGACATATACCTAAAAGCGGTGCAGCGAAGAGTCCAGGGCGTTCCTTTTTACACTTGTATTTTGTTGAGCGAAATGCCCAAGGCAACTGTGCCCGTATCGGACGAAGACGTGTTTTGGGAGTTCAAAGGGAAAACAGACGTATCGAACGCCAAACAAGTATCTTTTCCAGACAATGAATAAAATTGCCATTGCACTACTTTTCATGGCCATGTTAGCGTCCTGCAAAGACCGCGACAAAGAGCCGATGCTCACAGCGTGCGAACAAATTGAAGGGGTGTGGCGCGGGGTGGATTATCCAAAAAACGTGTATTCCTTTTCGGACGGCACGGCTTGGACAAAGTTCGTTTCGTTCGGGGTAATTATTAGCCACATTGACTACGCCTACACATGTGAGGGCGACACCCTCACCATTGTAAACATTGTAGGCGGTGCGCGGTCTCGAATGGTTGCTTCATTCCCAACGGACAGCACGGCGTTTCTGGGCGACAAAGTTCAAATTAAAATAGTTCGATTAAAATAAAGTTGCTGCATAATTATCAACACCCCCCCAAGGCGCACAGAGTTTTTGACAATTGAATTTGAAATAAAAGCGGCGGCGTTGGAGTTTCTGGAAAAAAACTTCCCGATTTTCAATAGATAGGATGTATCGAACGCCAAACAAGTATAACTACCATGACAAACGAATTAAAAGCCTTTAAAAAAACAGATGCCGATTTTTCAGAAGGCCCAACCCACCAGCCGGGCAGGTATATAAGGCCGCCAAAGACAAAAGACATACCAGAAAGGATGTTAAAGTACAGTCTTGCGGAAAAACTGGCAGCTGATATAGTTCCAGAGGCTGGAATGAGATATTTTGTAATGCTTGACGGTAAATTTATCGCAGGAGACTTCATAGAGGCTTGGATGGTTGCCCACAACATAATAGCAAAAAGGCTAATAATTTCCACGCTATCAATGTCTCAGGCCAACGTTGATAGTCTAGAAAACCTTTTGGTAGGCGGATTCGTCGAACAAATGGATTTGATTGTTTCTGACTACTTCTTTTCGCACGAAAGAAAAAATCTTGTCCCGTACATTTACCAGAGGCTCGACGTTGACAATAAATTTCAGTTTGCCGCCGCTGGGACGCACTGCAAAATATGTTTGATTGAAACCATCGAAGGTCATAAAATAACGATGCACGGTAGCGCAAACCTGCGCAGTTCTGGAAACTTAGAGCATCTTTGCATAGAAGAAGGTGAGCATCTTTACGATTTCAACCTTGAAATAATTGATAAAATAATAATAAAGTACAAAACAATCCGGAAAGCCGAACGCCATGACGCGCTTTGGCAGACCATAAACGCTTAAAATCATGGCATCTGGCAGCAAACTAAAAAAGGGTAAAAAGGCTAAGAAGACAGCCGCAAAAAAAAGAAGCCCAAAAGCAAAACCAAGGTAGTTTAACTGAATTGTTTTTGATACGGTTTTAATACGGAAAAATGAAAAGAGAAAAACAACCACACGGAGGGGTGTTACAAAGGCTTGAAAAAGGAGATGTGATAAACCCAACGGGAAAGGTTCCCGGCACATTGTCGTTTAAAAAACTGTTTAGGCAGTTCATGGCCGAGGAAATAACGATTGAAGACCTGAATGAAAAATCTGGAAAGCGTGTTATGTCAAGAAAACACGCAGCCGTTTTCCTTGCAGCCAAAACCGCATCAACGGAAGACGAAGACCCGGCGGTGAGGCTTCGTCATTTAGAGCTAATTATGAAAAAAATGGAAGGAGACACGGTGCAAAAGATTGAGTTAAAAAACAAGGACGGCGCGGACTTTTCACGGTTGACGACTGACGAACTTCGCGCCCTTGCGAATATCCGAAAAAAGGCAACTGAAAAAACGGATGGGGGAACATGAATTTACCGAGGCTGAATTTGACGGCGCGCACAGCGAGCTTTGCAAACGCGAATTTCGCGACTTTGTAGAGGCGGTAAGCCCAATCTACATTTTCAATTGGCATCACCTCGTTTTAATTGACGCGCTACAGCGACTGGCAGAAAGGAAGATAAGGAGACTGATTGTAATGCTCCCACCTAGGCATGGGAAAAGCGAATTAGTGTCTAGGCTATTCCCCGCATGGCTTTTCGGCAGGAATCAAGATGAACAGGTCATTGAGGCATCGTATTCCTACGAACTTGCAAGCGCAATGAATCGGGACTGCCAAAAGATAATCGGATCGGAGGCTTACAAAAAGATATTCCCAAACACCCGGCTGGCAGACAAGCGCGACACAGGCGCAGTAAAGACGCACAAGCGTTTTGATATTGTCGGCGGCAAGGGCTACTACGTCAGCGCGGGTGTAGGCGGGGGTATAACGGGCGTTGGTAGCACGTGTGGAATTGTGGACGATCCCGTAAAGGACGCAAGCGAGGCTGACAGCACGGTTTATAGAGATCGGGCATGGGACTGGTATCGGACAACTTTTAAAACGCGATTTGAGCCGGGTGCTATTGAGGTTATTTGTCAGACACGCTGGCATGAAGACGACCTCACAGGCCGCATCCTAGCCCAAGGAGTTGACGAATTTACCGAGGTCATTTGTTTGCCTGCTATTTGCGAATCAGCAGACGAAGATTACAGAGAAATCGGCGACGCACTTTGGGAAGACCGCTACCCGCGTGCCGACCTTTTGGCAATGTCAGATCCGGCAGGCACTTCTTTTATCGGCAGTAGGACGTGGAACGCTCTTTACCAGCAACGTCCGGCAGCCGACGAAGGCAATATGATAAAGCGGCAATGGTTTCAAAGGTACGACATCCGAAATTTAGACCTAACAGGCAAGCGTGTCAATTTCTATTTTGACACGGCATATACGGACAACGAAAAGAACGACCCGACCGCAGGAATAGCCTACGTAAAAGACGGTGCCGATTTTTACGTTTTAGAATGTACGGCAAAATGGATTGATTTTATAGGGCAAGTTGAGTTTGTAAAGGAATTTTGTGCAAGAAATGGTTATAGTAGCCTATCTTTGGCACGAATTGAGCCCAAGGCCACAGGCAAAAGCGTGGTGCAGGTAATGAAAAAAGGAACAGGGCTCAATGTAATAGAAGCGATAAGCCCGAAAGAAAGCAAGCCAGCGCGCGTAAATAGTGTGTTATCGGTCATTGAGGGCGGGCGGGTATATTTGCCTGAGGGCATGGAATGGGTATCCCTATTTTTAGACGAATGCGCGTCTTTTCCGAACGCGGCGCATGACGACCGTGTAGATTGCCTAACAGGCATGATATTAAGCGAAACCGGACAAAAAAAGCCTTTTAGGAGGCCAGTACGATAAAATAAATTTTTATGGACAACGAAACAAAACCAGTTGGCCGACCAAAGGCCGCGCAGGAAGCCCCACTGGTGTTAACTGCATTTGAACATCTGCAAGAGGCTTATATGCTGCTTGCAAAGGAGCAAGGCATTGACAAGCCTAATGTTAGAATGATTGCCGTCGTAATTACAAACCTCTACCGAGGCGACGGCAAAACCTTCATATTGAAATTTAGGCAAACGCTTCGCGGCTCAGTTGCGGCAACACGCACAGCCCGAGCGGTTGCGGAAAAGCCGAGAGGCGCGCGCGAAACCCCTCAGCGTTCGCCGACGACGACTTTGGGGAACGCAGACAACAACGAATCCAAATCAATCCGCCTACAAAGGCAGGCGCAAAGGCTAGGAGAAACGTTGGGGGTTACACAAGTTGTTGCGGCGGATAAACCTGCACCTGTTAAAAATACGGCCCCTTCCAAGGTTGAAATGCCAACCCATGATGAAAGCCAAGAGCGCAACCTTTCGCCACTAAACACCGACGAGGCGAAAGTGGCGGCAACCTCTTCGCCAAAAGACATAGCAAGGGTGTTCGGGCATGCGAGAATCAAGGCGACGCTAATGGAAATGGGGAAAATTGAAGATGATTTCAAGGATAGGAGCGCAACGCAATTGGCAGTAATGCTAAAAAAAGCCCTGAATGATTAGGGCCAGATTGACAAGGCCAGACGGATCTATCTTGCTGGAGGTCAATTTGCCCTCAACCGCAAAGGAACTGCCGTTAAAAAATTACATCTCGTTCTTGAGCGAGGTGAAAAAAATGGGCGTAGGCGCAAACCCAATACTGACGATGGCAAAGGCTGTTTCTGAATTGACAAATACCCCCATTGAACAGGTATTACAGGCGAGCCTAGGGCAAACATGGATGGAGGGGGATGACATTCAGGGCGGAATAAAAACCATGTATTCATGGGCCGAGGGCGTAGTTGACAAATACCTTGGAAGCATTCAAGACCGTGTTCCATGGAGGTTTGAATACAAAGGCGGGTTTTACTTTATCCCACCGATAATTGTTTCTCAGCTTTCCGGGGCGGCACTGCTTCCCGGAATGGAGGTTTGCCAAGCAATTGAAGCCTTTGAGACAATAAGGATATTTGACCGTGAAAGCAAAAAATCCGGGGATGAGGACGGCAGCGTTTTGTTCACTCAGCACCTGCGAATATTAGCAATCCTTTTTTTAAAAGAGGGCGAACAGTTGCCGGGAGACGACTCGAAGCGCGAACATTGGATCGAGGAGCGCGCCAAACACTTTGAGGATATTGACACACAGACGGCACTTGACGCGGATTTTTTTTTGCTCAATATATTGCAGCACTCAAAGGAGATAGAGCGTGTCATTGGTTCTTTGAGCCTCCAAAGCCTCAGCTTGGTGATGGGGACGCAAAAAGCCAGAGAGCAAAGTCAGACGCGCACTCCAGAGCCGTTGCGCATCAAAAAGCGGTTAGTGAGCGTATCGGATGGCGTTCGCTCATTGCGACCCTTAAAGACAACAGGGCATTTGAGGGTAGCGAAAAAACCCCATATCTAAGCATTTTGAGGGCGGATTTTGCGGCGGCTGTCAGGATAATTTCACTAGAAAACGCAATGATTTAATACGGCAAAATATGAGCGCAACGACCAACGACTTTTTTAACCTTGCCCGACAGTCCGTAATGTTTTCGCCCCCCGGCGAAGGCAAGTGCAACCAGCTCCAAACGTGGCGGGTCGGCGGGTCGGATGCCGGGGCCAAAATGAGAGACGCAAATTTTGGTGCAAATCTTTGCGACAAAGACAAGCCTTTTATCTGGTCGCGTTCGTGGCACCTAGACAACTATCCACAAAAAATTTCTTGGGAATATCCTGCCTTGATTATTTCAGAGCGGGATTTTGCTATTGAACACGGATTTGACAACAAGGCAGAGGTTCGCTACAACTTTCAGTTGGCAGTACTGGACAATTATACCCATGACTGCGAAAAAGGAAAATGCACAGGATGCACTGGCCGAAACCCCGAAGAGATATACCACGACACGGAGGTGCTTTTGTTTTCGGCCCTACGGTTTATTTCAAAGGGGATATTTGCGACTCTTTCAGGCGGCACGGAGGGGCTTTATAATTCGGATGTATTGGCCTCGCTTTACGCGGGTGGTAAAATTTCGCCATACAAATCGGGAAAGGACTTTGGCGGCGCGGTAGCGAACGAAAACAAGAACTTAAGCGGTTATCGCACGGGCGTAGGCGCAGACATATTAGGCACCGCTGTTAACATTCGCGTGGGGCTACGGCCTTGCTATGACTTTGACTTTGATTTTTGCAACCTGCCATGCATTGACACGCTTGCTGTCAGTCAGGGCTGCCAAACTTGCGGGTAATGTCTAAGGAACTACAAGCAATATCGGAAGGGCTAGAGGCTGGAATGAAAAAACTCCAGACCAATATGCGAAGCGAACTAAAAGCGCAGGGGCACTACAACACGGGTAAACTACACGATTCTATTGATTACAAAATTGAAACAATAGGTGATAAAGTGACGGCAACGATGGAAAGCGAGGACTATGGCCTTGTAATGGAGTTCGGGGTAACAGCCTCAAATATTCCATACACGCGAGGGAGCGGCGCACCTAGGAGCAAATACATTCAGGGGTTAATTACCTATTTTGAAAGCAAAGGACTAGGGGAGTCGGAGGCAAAAGGGGCGGCATTTGCAACGGCAAACAAACACAAGCAAGAGGGGCTGCCAACACGCGCATCTTTTGCATTCAGCACAAACGGACGGCGCACGGGCTTTGCAAGCACGACGCTGGAAAAGGACATTGATGAGGTGGCGCGAATGATTGAAGAAGTGACGGGTATGCGCATCCAACTGAATTTAACCCCGTCTGTAACCATGGAAAACATCGTAATTAACACATAAAAGGCCATGGCTACTAAAATATTATTTCAGATTTCCGCCGAAGACCTCGGAGTTGCTACCAAGTTGGAGGCAATACGCGACCGACAAAAGGAAATAAATGCTGCTATACGCGAGGCCAAGAAGATTGGCACGCCTTATGATTCACTTATTCAAGACCTTGCAAAAACGAAGGTTGAGACCGGAAAACTTCGCGAGGAGCAGCGCAACCTAAACAAGGAATTTAAGGCCGCGCAATTCCCCAAAGATAGCGTGATTGGCATGCGGGTTGAGTACGGTAAATTGGCCGACCAGATAAACAAATTAAGCGCGGCGGAAAGGACTAGTTCTTTTGGGCAAGGATTAATTAAGCGAGGAAGGTCTTTAAAGGCAGAAATTGACGGAGTAGAACAATCAATCGGCAGGTTTACAGGCAATGTAGGTAACTACAGAAGCGCAATAAGCGGCTTGTTGGGAAGCGTTGCAAAAATTTCGGGAGCGGTTGGCGTACTATATGGCGCGATTTCCTCCGTAAGCGGCATCGTTCGCGCCGCACGAGAGACGGAAAAACTATTCGCCGTCCTGAAAAACGGGTTAGGATCTGAGCAAGCGGCGTTTGTCGTATTTAAGGAACTGCAAACTTTTGCGGCTGAAACCCCCTTTGCCCTCAATGAGGTGGTCGGCGCTTTTAATAAGTTGCAGCAGCGCAATTTTAATCCCACCATTGAGCAACTGCGTACGATGGGCGACATAGCCGCCAGTAGCGGCAAAAGCATTGACCAGTTCGTGGAAGCTATATTGGACGCCCAAACAGGCGAATTTGAAAGACTGAAAGAATTTGGGGTAGTAGCCCGAAAGAATGGCGACGATGTCCGCGTGAGTTTTCGCGGGCAAAGCGAGACGTTCAAAAATACGTCAGAGAACCTCAACAAATACCTGCTCGGTCTAGGCAAATTGCCAGGAATAGCCGGAGCCACGGCGGCTGTGTCGAAAACGTTGGATGGTGCGCTGTCTAACGCAGGCGACAACCTCGACCGATTGGCGGCGCAGGTGGGTAGCGCGGGCGGCTTTTTTAAGGGCGTGGTAAATGAATTTAACTCGGTGCTTGACATCGTTAACGAGTACCTTGACGTTCCGCTGAGCGAATCTATTGCTAAGCAGCAAATTGAGTTCAATACATTGGTGGGGGTTCTCCAAGACGTAAATGCCAGCGAGGCTACTCGCAACTTGGCAATCAATGAATTGCAAGCAAACTACCCCGATTACATCGGTAACATAAATTTAGAAACCGCCTCACAGTCAGACCTAAACGAACTGATTGAAAGCGGAAATATGCTGTTTACAAAAAGAATATTTTTGCAGCAAAACGAGGAGAAGTTGATTTCGTTTGCAAAGCAAAAATTAAGCCTTGAGCGCGAATTGTTTGAAACGCTAAAAGAGCAGCAGGTACTAGCACAATCTAACAGGTCGGGGGAAAGGCCAATTACTTTTAATCGAAACGACAGCGAACGAATACAGCCAACGAGAGGCGAAACGGTAACGGCAAGAATATTAGCCCTAAGGTCAGCACTAGAAAAAACAAACGCTACCCAACTAGAGTTTTCGGCTGGTCAAGACGAGTTGGCAAAGTCATTATTTGGGGGCGCGGATGCGGCGGATGCGGCGGCGGCGGCGGCGGCAGCTAAGGCTGATGCGGATGAGGAGGCAGCGGCTAAAGGAGGTTCAACAAACAAGGGCCTAGTCGCACAGGACGGCTCTTTGTCTTTCCTTCGAGAAGAGGTGTCCAAGTTACAAAAGCAAATTGATACAACCTCGGCAGACAGCCCGCTATTAAAGGGCCTGTTAGACGACCTCAAAAAAGTAGAAATTGCCCTATCAGTTGCGCAGGCAAAAATAAACGCGCTCAAAAATCCGGCGGGGCCAGATGTCAGCGAATTTGACCAAGGAAATGCGGGGCTGTTGTCGCTGGGAGGTGTGTCCGAAAGTGATGCGGATAAATTAAAAATGGATTTGGAAAAACTTGCCAGCGAATTAGCGGCAAGTGTTGGCATAGTTTTGCCCGTTACGGTAGATGTAGATGGCGCAGACGATGCCCTGTTTGAACTCCAAAGAAAGCAAAATGAGATTGATGACAAGGACGCAACGGAAAGGCTAGAAAAGCGAGAGCAGGACTGGGAGGAAGCGAAAATCCAAGCATTAAACGCCGCAGGCGAAATAGCAGGCGGGGTGTTCCAAATTCAACAAAACGCGGTAACAGCCGAACAAAATTTGGCGCAGCAGGCGTTGGATGTTAAATTGGCAAAAGACCTGTTAAAGGTAAAGGGCAACGCGAAAAAGGAGGGCATAATTCGGGCAGATTACGAGAAAAGAAAAATCGCCCTAGAAAAAGAGAGCGCAGAAAAGCGAAGAAAAATAGCAAAAGTAGAGGCTGTTGTGCAGGGGGCTTTGGCGGTAATTCGTGCGCTCGCGGTAGGTAACTTCATACTTGCGGCGGCGGCTGCAATCGCTACTGGGGTACAGGTAGCCGTGATTAATTCACAGCAATTTGCTGGCGGTGGTCAGGTAAAACGCCAAAAGTCTGGAATGATAAAGCAGGAGCCAAATGCGCCCGCAACGGCAGGTGGTGACAATATACTGGCGTATCTCCAAAATAAGGAGGTGGTGCTAAATAGAGCGCAGCAACATAGGCTGCAACAACGGGCTGGGCGGTCTATTTTGGCGGACATAGGTGTGCCGGGAATAAACATAACAAACGCCCCCCGCCTCGTATCAGGCGGCGCGATAGATTTTATTCCACAGGCTGGATTTAGGTCAAGTTTTGAAGCATCCAACAGGGAGGCGGGTATTTCCGTCCAGTCGGTCGCTGAATTTACAGATAGCCAAACAAGACAACTCGGCTCAACCCTTGGTGTAATAATTGCAAGCGAGGTTTCTAAACAGGTTAGAATAGCGTTGGGGCAAGGGCTAAACGACGCAAACCGCCGCCTAGAAAGGGAGGCATCACTAGAAACAAACCGTAGAGGCTAATGATTACAATTAACTCAAGCCCAGCGGCGAGCCCGCTACCAACCGCCGTTTCAGACTGCCTACAATGGTGCTTTCAGGGCGATGCGGCAGACGCGATAGAAACGGCGGGTACTTTTGCTACGGTAACGGTAAATTTTCCGATCAATACAACCGTGCCAGCAAACGGCACCACTTTCGTAATTTGGGGCAAAACCTTTACAATAGACCACACCGTTCCATTTACGGCAAATAGCTTTCAAGTAATGGCTAGCGGCGTAGGATCGGCTATCAATTTTAGGGCCATGCTTCGCGCAAACTTCTTTTTCACGACAGCGACCCAAATAGGAACGGACGGCATTACAGTGAGAAACACCGTAATAACTTGGAACGAATGTGGTCAGCAGGACAACTTTACAGGGGTAAACATGGACTTTGCCGGGCTAGCAGCGGCGGGCGCAACAAGCGCAGCTACTAACGGTATTACTCCCGTTTTTGTTGATGGATATATGATACAAGCGCGGCTATTAAACTATTTAGGCGAGCCGATTACAAAGTTCAAAGGCTTTATGCCTAGGTTTAACTGTAATGAGTTGGACAGTATTTGCATTGATTTCATGGGCGACGCAAAGCGCATCGTTTTTACCCCTATGCCAGACCTTTCAATTGACAGCGAAATTCCAGCAATAGACAACACCATGACCGCGTTGGTAAATGTTGAGTACGGTTGGGTGTATCGGGGTGTAAACTGCGAGCCATTAACGGGCGAATTTGCGCAAACGGTGTACGCACTTGTAATAAACACGGTGTTTGAGTCCGAGGATCCGTACATGATGGCACGGTACTCTATACACGACCCTAACTTTCCAATAGCAGTACTTCAAATAGGCGGTGATAACGTAGTTCAATGGCTGACAAATCAACCACAAAGGCACAGGGTAAGCCGCACGTCTTTTTGTTGGTTGTGGACTTTGGCGGCTGTGCCTAGCGACGCGGTGCTTGGATTTGCTTTTGACCACTATAGATTGGTTGTTGAGGTTTACGGGTTAAATGGTAATTTTATTTCAAGTTTTACAATAGAATACCCCTCTGAGGAATCTTGGCGAGTAATTTGCTGCAATGTAAGCCCTGTGAGGGTTGCATTTGAGTCAGGAATAAACATTGCTAATATAGGCAGGTATCAGGCCAAATTGACCGCGCGGCCTTTTGATAACGGAGACTCCTACAATCTTACGGCAGAAATGGCCTACGGCGTGTCCGTTGAATGTGAGAACAATACCGACCTTTATTTTTTAACCCCAGCGGGCGGAATAGGCACAATTAGTGCAACTATTGAGGAAAAGGAGGTTGTTCAAAACGGTACGGAAATTTGCCTAAATACGCCGTGCGCAACGGGCAGGCTAGAATCAGCAAAATATAAAGGTCGGGGGCTTACAAATGTTAGGGCGCAGGATAAAATTACATTAAGGTCGCGGAACAATTTTGGCGATGAAGATGTTGAGTTTTTTCGCTCTTTTAAGGCAAGCCCCGAACGTTGGATTCAAATAAAAGAAAAGAAAATTGGCATCGGTGTTGAGGCAGATACTTGGATTGCCAAAAAGTTTATAGTCGAAACTGGCGGCATTCGTATTTTACAAACGGGTGAGCATATAGACTTGTTGGTAACTGGGACAATGGCCGACGACATTCCTGTACAATGGGGCAAAAAAAGCGCATAAATGGCATCTACTGTTAAAATAGAAGTTAGGCTAAGCCCTGAGGGAAATACTCTTTTGGGGGGAATTAATTGGGCGGTGCTTGATTTAGAGCCGGATTTTTCCCCAAGGGTCTCAAAAGATGTGCAGCAACTTTCAGATATAAATGAGGTATTAACCGAGGGCGTGTTGGCTTTTTCCGTTCCATTTTCTTCGGTAAACGACGCGGCTTTTTTAAGGTACTCCAGCCCGATAATAACGAATAACACGGACGACGGCATAGAGGCCAGATTGTCGGTTGATGCAAGTGAACTGCCGTTTGACCGTATATTTTTTGTAGAGAAAAACGATAGCGACAGCCGCTGGGAGATGCAGTTTAGACGGTCGCCAAACCACTGGATCGAGCTTTCTAGCAACAAAAAACTTTGCACTATTGACGTTGGAAGCAAAGAGGTTAATGCTGCGCTTGCAACCGAGTGGGAAGACCAGTTTTACATTGACGAGGGCGAGCCTACGCGGTGGTTTCCTGTGGACTACGGCGGATGGGTTGACCAGGCAGAGCCTGTTCAGTTCACCGACCCGCCCGTAAAAAGCATTTACTTGGAGGACTTGCGGCCTTGGATTTACGAGGTTTATTTATTGAAGCAGGGCTTTTGTGAAATAGGCTGGACTTTGGAAGGGCTGGTTTTTGAATCAAACTGGGCGCGGGCGCAAATGTGCTACATACTAAACCGCGAGTACTTTACGCAAAGCAAGGGGGGGCTCCACAAAATAATTGGACAAAATTTAGTGGGGATTGCAGTAGGTGGAATCGGCGCGCCTCCAATAATTTTTGACTCTTTGCAATATGACCCTGGCGGAAACGGTGTGCCAGTAGGGCCAGCATGGGCGGGCGCAATTGTAAACAGCCTACCATATAAGTCAACGTATAAATTTACTTTTGAGGGCTATTTGAAAAACAATGCTGGTTCGGGCAAATCAATTGATTTATTTATTTCAGATTTCAACTTTTCAACTGGCCTGCCAGACGGGCAAATCTATTGGCAAGAAGAGTACCCGTTTACGGCAAATGAAACAAGGTATATTGTGGTTTCACAGGAAATTGACCTAGAATCGGGTGAGCGCGGGTCTTTTCTTTTTAGCGCACAAGCGCATATATCGTTCCTTAAAGGGTTTAGAATCATAATTGAGCCATCTACAAAGTCTCTTATCAGGGGGGACATTGTGCAAATCAATCGCCTAATAAATTGCGATTATCAACTCTTGAATCTTTTCAAGGGCTTTTTGCATAAGTGCAATGGGCGAATAGAAACAGACTTTGCAAACCGCGTCCTTTCGGTTCACCCTCAACGAACGTCGGACGTTTTAGGAACTACTGTCCCCGGATTCATACAAGACGGTGAAGTCCCCGTTAGTCTAGGGGAAAAGATTATTTGCAGTAGTTTCAAAATGTCGCCAATAAAAAACGACTTGGTTCGATACACGCGCTACGCTTTTGCGAACAGTACGGACGCTTACATTGACAGCCTGCAATTGCCTGAGCCGCCATTTAGCCGACGGGTGCTAAACGGTTTAGAATTAAATGACGCGGTTCAAGAGTGGACAAATCCTTTTTTTGAGCCGACACTAGAGGCCCGTAATGACGAACTAAGAAAAGTAAGCACAATTAGTTCACCATTCCTGCCGAGGCTTTATGACAACATGGATTCGGAAAGGTCATTTGAAATTGGTCCTAGGTCAATGTTTTACTTTGGTAAAGTTGTTCAGGTGGACAATACAGACCCAAACTTTTTAAACGGTGTTCCAAATGCTTTTTATTTTGAGAGTGCTCTTACGACCGAGTTCGGGTATGCATCACACTTACCAACGTCTGACTTCGATGTGCCGCCAACCTTAAACGGCACTTTGGTCTATGGTAAGGAAGCGAGCGACATTTATGTAATGTTTTATTTAAAGACTTCGCTTTCTCAAAAGCGGGGAATGTGGATAGATGCGTTGGTTTTGATGAATCAAACCGACTTTGATACGTGGAATTTCCGAGTACCATTTGAATTTTCTTACAATGGAGATCCGGTACTGGCCTTTGGGCAAAATATAAAGGACTTTGCCCCGGCGTTGGAATTTCCGACCCCCATGCGGCTGCTTGTTGAGCCGTCCGACACTTCTTGTTGTGATCAGCCTTGTTCGTGCCGATTTAGGGAATGCAACTATTACCAAGATTTTGGCCAATACATCACACAGGAAACCCTAGATGCGCTTTCAATAACTTCCTTTAAAGTAAACGAGATTGAGCAATTAAATGCGCCCGTAGATTTTGGAGTAATAAATGTAGTGCAAATTGCGGGCAGGCAGTTTGTAAGGAACTTGGTGGATGTGCTAAACGGTATTGAAGTCCCTTATTTTTTCTTCGCCCCCTCTACCAAGGACTACGTAGGCAAATCAGACCTTAGATTTTTCAAGATAAAGTCGCCAACCTGTTACTCATTTGAAATAATTATTTCAGACGCAGACGGCGAGGTTTACAGGTATCGAGATTTTGATATGGCTCAAAAATGGTTTAATGCGGATTGGGAGGCCATGGGTTACGCGGCCAATCCGGTAAGCGAGCCACAGGACTGCGTTTACACAACAGAGTACTAATGAACACACTACAATTCAAGGAAAAGGAACGCGCGCGGCATGACTGGGGCGAGCCTACGCGCTGCAACGCCGGGCCGATAAACGAAATACGGAAAAAGAGATGTGTGCAAAATGTTAGTGCTTTTAGCAACTACGCTCTTTCAATTTACGGGCATATTGTTTCGCGCTTTCCCGGATTTCAAGTTTATGCGTGTGGTAGCCAAGTGCGGGGCGACTACGTAAGCGGCGGCTACGGTGTGGATAATAGCCGGATAAACCAAGCAAGGGTTTTAGCAGGAATGAAATTTACAAACGGCAGCGATTTTGATTTTTGGGTAGAGCCGGACGCGCAACAGATTGGTTGGATAATGGATGATTGTGACAGGTGCCGCCTGCGCATTTCAGAAAACGAAAAATTGCTTTTGCCTATGTGGGACTTTTCAAAACTGCCAATAGAGGCTCACCAACACGTCATTGCCCTTTTTAACCGTGGCGACTGGCGCGAACTTTCAAAAGTGCATGACCTGTATGAACTTTCTCCTTACTCTTATTGCTGTGACGAAACAGGCCTTAAAAACTACTTTCAGCACGGAATAAAGACCGGACAAATAAAATCTGAAATGCCTAAAAAACACATAGCATGATTGAAAGAGGCAAAGAAATAACAAAGGAAAACTATCAACGCAGATGCGTTGAACTTGCTACATATCTAGGCATTCAGGTAGATGACTACGCAAAACTACCAGCGCAATGTGTTGAGTTTTTCGACCTAATTGGGTACGTGAGAATTTGCTCAATGTTGGTTATTGGCGACCTAGGAAGGGGACGCAGCGAGCGGTCTGTAGCCACTAGATATGGCCTTACTAGGCGGCAAATACAAGGTATAAAAGAAAACTCACGCGGGGCGTCACGCAAAAGTTGGAACGAAACCCGTACCAGTTAACCCTATTTGATGGCGTGTTTGATGCAGTAGGGTACAACCTTTGCAGTAGCACACGTCACAATGGAAGGACAAACCACGCAAAATTTACGGGCGTTCGAGAACCGAGGGATTGAAAAAATCCTTTCCTACTCCCAATTAGCAATTGACCCACAATTTGGGATTAAGTTGCTAAATCGCTATTTGAGCGAGGTTGAGATGGTAGCAAGTGGCGTTCCGTATTCTAAAATTGGCCTTTCGACTAGACGTGAAGAAAGCGCGCAGGTGCAAGTGATTACCGCATCAGGCGACACAATTACCGACCCTTATCTTATCAGGAATCCAAGCCTTACGCCCCCAGGGTCTAAGGCTATTGTTAATTTATCAGGAATGATGACTGCGGAAGATGAAGCAAGCAGCGACGGCGTTGGTACGCTTGCATCTCGTTTGCGGCAGGCTTATGCTAACGATAACATTGACGCGGTAATACTTCAAACAAACAGCGGCGGCGGCGAAATAACCGCAATGCAAATGTTGATGAGCGCAATTGATGAGCGCAATAAACCTGTTATCGGGTGGGCGCATTTTGCCGCATCGGCTGCCTACGGTGCACTTGCTGGAACGGATGAAATTATTGCTAGTTCAACGCTTTCAAGATTAGGCAGCATAGGCGCGGTAATTACGATTAATAAATCGTTTCTTGATTTTTACAAAGAAACCTTCGTGTCCTTCTACGGTGCAAACGCCCCAAAAAAGCAAGGCGAACTGCGGTCAATGCTAGAGGGGGACTTTGGCCCTATTCAGGAAATGGTAGATGAGGCAACCGACCAATTTCACGCACAGGTAAAAGCACTAAGAAATCTAAGCGGTTCTGATTCTTATATTAAAGAAACGCTTAATGGTTCAATGTTCTATGCAGGCGCGGCCAAACGGCGCGGCCTAATTGACGGCATTGGCAATTTAAAAATGGCTATCAAACGCGCTGATGTGTGGATGGGTATGCCTAAATACAAAAAACAAAAACGGGGCTAGTTTGGCCCATCAAAATAAACTATCATGAAAGATTGGAACATCAAAGGCGCTCATTTTTACAGCCAAATTATGAATCAGGTGTGTGATTTTTTAGGCTTGACAGCCGATGAAACTACCGAGGCCGAGGTTCACCAAGCAATAACCGAGGCCGGAACACTTGACAGCGTTCGCGCACAAGCCGTATCCGAAATGGAGTTGAAAATGTCGGGCTTTGAGGCTTCTCTTTCTGCCCTTACCGATGAGGTTGCAACTATGAGAGGCCAAATGTCAGAGAAAGACACGGCCATTGAGGCTCTTGAGGCAGCCGCACTAGTGGCGCAGCAAGCGTCAGCCGAAACGCTGGGAGTAATTGCAGCCAAAGAGGCGCAAATCAAATCGCTTTCGGGCGAGGTTGCAAATCTAAAGGCTGCAAAGCCGACTGAAAAAACAACCCCGTTAGATGCAAACATCCAAATACCAAACGAAGGTAATGCCTCAAATGGGGGCGGGCGTTCTATTAGCTCCAAAGACCTTGCAAATGCAATGTTGGGGCACACAAACTAAAATTCAACAAAAAAAATAACATCAAAATTTTTTGATATGAGAACCATCCTAGGCGGGCCATTTGGCATAGACCAAAACCCAGAAGCGGTTACGATTGATACAATGGGTAACAACAACTACATTCGGGTTAAAACCGGGCCGTGGTTGAACATTTTTCACGAAGCCGCCGTAATTGAAGGCGACATGACAGCCAACACACTTGGACTTTATTCCGAGTTGCTTGTTGACGGGGAGGGGAAAGCAAAGTTTGGGTCAATGAAGATGCCAAACCACCTTTTCCGCCCTCGCCAAAACGGTTGTGTTTGGGCCCCTAACGGCAAGGTTCGCATGGGTTTATCTGTGATTGATACCTGCCCAATCGAATACCAAGGGGAGCAATGCCCCGACGCATTTTGGGACTCTTGCTACGAAGGCTTGTTCCTTCCCGGTCGCGGGGTAAGAGACTTGGAAAGCGGGCAAATTGCTCAAATTATGGCGCTCGCCATGCGAAGCCTATCCGTTGGACTTGGCAACTCTTACCACGAATTGTATAACTTTTCTAACCATCCAGCGATTGAAGCCGCCGATACTTTCGGCCCGTCAGTTACGCCAGGCGATGGTGGTTTCTTGGTAGATGACGAGCAATGGGAAGCTTTCTACGCGCAAATGGTTGGTAGTACGGCGCGCCTAAACAACTGTTCGGGCCTTATTACCTTACTCGATGCTTTGGCGGATGATGGTGAGCCAGGATATGATATTGAAATTCCAGACAGCGACATTAATGCAAGCAACGAATACACAGGCGATATTGTCGCGCTGTTTAACCGCGTAATTGACCGGGCAAAGCCTGCATTGCGCACCATGGCGCGCCGTGGAATCCGCGCGGGTGTTGGACAACGCTACCCAATCCTTTTGGTTACAGAACCAGAGTTTCGCGCCTACGAAGAGTACCTGCAAACCAACTTTGCGCAATTGCCGCAAATGTTGCAGTACTTCCTTACAGGCTCAAACGGCCAAGAAATGATACCGGGTGTGCTTAATTTCAAGGGCATTCCCGTTGTGGCTTGGGACGCTTCAACCGCGTTTGATGAAATCGTTGGAACAAGTTACCACCGTGTTGCACTGGTTGCACCGGGCAACTTTGGCCGCGCAACCGATGTTCGCAATTTGCGTCAATACGACGGCATGGGCTTAATCATGGTTCAAAAACTTGACCCGCCCTACAATGGCAAAATCTACATGGATACAACCCTGCGTTGGGGTGCTGCCCTTGCTGATAAAGATTACACCGTTTACGCGCGCAACGCAAACCCCAACTAGACTTAAGCCCAACGGATTAATTCTAATAACAATTAAAACAAAATTGATATGCCTTGCGGATTCACAGCACTAAATAGTACAGTCGGATGCCCCGATAATGAAGGGGGCACACAATATGCTTGGGTGGCCAAACTTGAGGACATTACAGCCGTAACCATCTCGGGAGACCAAATATCTAACTTTACGATGGCCTCAGTTGGCCTTTGGAAAAAATTGGATTTTGACAAAGACTCAACCAGTTATTTCAACCAAACAGGCGAGCGAATCAATGAAACTGGCGCGCTTCGATACAATTCCGAAGGGCTGATGAAGTTCGGCGGCCATAGTCAGGCTTACAAATCGTGGGCCGATGACGCCGGAGATTGCTGCTTTTTCGTTATTATCTGGGTGCTTACAAATGGCAACCGGGTTGTTCAAGGCATTGAAATTGATGCGGCAGCAATAGGCGGCTTTACTGGCACAAAAAGTCGGGACACGAAGGGCACGCCCTCGATGCTTTCCGGCACGTCGGATGAGGAGGCCCGCCTTGAAATGTCAATAAGAGGCCGTAATAAGCAACTTGCACCTTTC